ACCGGATGGCCGCGATTTTTTTATGTGGTCCCCACCACTAAGAAATGTCCTCCACTTAGAACGCTCCCTCAAAGCCTATTTAATTCAAATCCGTTATAAATACTTGGTCCCCAAGTACTCACTTTAAAATATGTGGGATCCTTTACTGAATGAGTTTCCCGAAACCGTACATGGTTTCAGGTGTATGTTAGCCATCAAGTATTTGCAGCTGGTAGAAAATACATACTCCCCTGATACTTTAGGGTACGATTTAATTCGTGATTTAATTTTAGTCGTCCGTGCTAGAGATTATGTCGAAGCGTCCCGCCGATATAGTCATTTCCACTCCCGCATCCAAGGTGCGTCGCCGGCTGAACTTCGACAGCCCGTATGCCAGCCGTGCTGCTGTCCCCACTGTCCTCGTCACAAATCGAAAGCGATCATGGACCAACAGGCCCATGAATCGAAAGCCGAAAATGTACAGGATGTACAGAAGCCCTGATGTCCCTAGAGGATGTGAGGGTCCATGTAAGGTCCAGTCGTTTGATGCTAAGAACGATATTGGTCACATGGGTAAGGTTATATGTTTGTCCGATGTTACGAGGGGAAATGGTTTGACTCATCGAGTTGGTAAACGTTTCTGCGTTAAGTCGTTGTATTTTGTGGGCAAGATTTGGATGGATGAGAACATCAAGGTTAAGAACCACACTAACACCGTTTTGTTCTGGATTGTCCGAGACAGGCGTCCTAGTGGCACCCCTAGTGATTTTCAGCAGGTTTTTAATGTTTATGATAACGAGCCGTCTACCGCTACTGTGAAGAACGATCAGCGTGATCGTTACCAAGTGATACGCAGGTTTCAGGCAACGGTGACTGGTGGACAATATGCAGCTAAGGAACAGGCGATAATTAGAAGATTTTATCGTGTTAATAATTACGTAGTGTATAATCACCAGGAAGCTGGGAAGTATGAGAACCATACTGAAAATGCTCTGTTGTTGTATATGGCATGTACTCATGCCTCTAATCCTGTGTATGCTACTTTGAAAGTGAGGAGTTATTTCTATGACTCAGTCACGAATTAATAAAGATTAAATTTTATTACATGAGAACTTTGTACAAATGTTGTTTGCGTTAATGCGTCCCATAATACATAATTCACTGCTCTAATTACATTATTTAAACTAATGACACCTAAATTACTGAGAAACTTCAAAACTTGTGTCCTAAATACTCTTAAGAAACGACCAGTCTGAAGGTGTGAGTTCGTCCATATCCGGAAGTCCAGAAAACATTGGTGCATCCCCAGTGCTTTCCTCAGGTTGTAGTTGAATTGGATCCTGACCGTCACTATGTCGTTGTCCGACAGGAAGGGCCTGTTTCGTAGTTCCGTTATCTTGAAATATAGGGGATTTGTTATCTCCCAAGTAAAAACGCCATTCTCTGCCTGAGTTGCAGTGATGAGTTCCCCTGTGCGTGAATCCATGGTTGGCGCAGTTAAGTGAGCTGAAATAAGAACAACCACAGGGAAGGTCAATCCTCCGTCTCCTGGTTATTTTCTTCTTGGCTATCCTGTGCTGGACTTTGATAGGTACTTGAGTACAGTGGCTCGGTGATGCTGACGAAGACTGCATTTTTTATTGCCCACGACTTTAATGCAGTATTCTTTTCCTCGTCTAGGTATTCTTTATAGCTTGAGTTGGGCCCTGGATTGCATAGGAAGATAGCGGGAATGCCACCTTTAATTTGAACAGGCTTTCCGTACTTTGTGTTGCTTTGCCAGTCCCTTTGGGCCCCCATGAATTCTTTAAAATGCTTTAGGTAGTGCGGATCTACGTCATCAATGACGTTGTACCAGGCGTCATTATTGTATACCTTTGGACTCAAATCAAGATGACCACACAAATAATTATGGCGTCCTAATGACCTGGCCCACATCGTCTTCCCCGTCCGACTATCGCCTTCGATAACTATACTTATTGGTCGTAATGGCCGCGCAGCGGAACTGACGACGTTCTCTGCAGCCCAGTCTTCGAGTTCCTCTGGAACTCGATCAAACGAAGAAGAAGAAAAAGGCGAAACATAAACCTCCATCTGAGGAGTAAAAATCCTATCTAAATTATTATTTAAATTATGAAATTGTAAAACATAATCTTTAGGAGCTTTCTCCTTTAGTATATTGAGGGCCGAAGCTTTGGACCCTGAATTGATTGCCTCGGCATATGCGTCGTTGGCAGATTGGCAACCTCCTCTAGCCGATCTTCCATCGATCTGGAAAACTCCATGATCAAGCACGTCTCCGTCTTTGTCCATGTAGGACTTGACATCTGTTGAGCTTTTAGCTGCCTGAATGTTCGGATGGAAATGTGCTGACCTGCTTGGGGATGTGAGATCGAAGAATCTTTGATTTTTACACTGGAATTTTCCTTCGAATTGGATGAGCACATGCAGGTGAGGAGACCCATCTTCGTGTAATTCTCTGCAGATGCGGATAAATAGTTTATTTACTGGGGTTTCTAGGGTTTTAATTTGGGAAAGTGCTTCTTCTTTAGTGAGAGAGCAGTGTGGATATGTGAGGAAATAATTTTTGGCATTAATTCTGAATTTATTTGGGGGAGCCATTGACTGGTCAATCGGTGTCTCTCAAACTTGGCTATACAATTGGTGTCTGGTGTCTTATTTATATGTAGACACCAAATGGCATTATCGTAATTCCCATAAGAATTTCAAAATCCAAAAGCGGCCATCCGTATAATATT